ACCGCCTCCTTAATTTTCATAAATATAAAAAAGAGGAAGCATGCTCCCTCTTTCCTTGTGTTACAGAATGAATAACTTTTTAAATCTGTTTACTCTTTGACTTGAATATATTATAACACAGATTTAATAGGATTTCTGTGCTAAAAGTGTGCTACTTTTCAGCTTGCTTAGTTGATATTTTTGAACTATCCTTATTTAATTCAAGACACTTCATCCCAAATAAGGCAACTGCTATTTTACGGACTGCACCTGCCCTTTTTCTTTGGACCCAGGACCTTTCATAGCTTGTAAATTCAGCAATCTTACAATCTGGGATATTGTCAAAATATCTCATTTCAATAATTTCCCTCTCCTCGTCCGATAACTCAGCCATCCCTTTTTTAACAAGGATAATATATTTTTTTTCATCTTTAATTTCCCTTTGAATTTTTTCAATCATCTCAGAAACTTTGACAACCTGCTTACCAATAGGATCTCCGTTACAGGACGATACTCTTACTCCATCTGTAGACACCGCCTTTATTCCTCGGGTCTTATATTCATTAATTTCAGACATTGTATTTTCAAGAATGCCTACATGTCTAATTATCCCCCTGTGATTTCTAAGGATCATTTCTGTGCTTTCGTAAAATTCTTTTTTAATTCTAAGCTTTCCCAATATTTATCACCTGCCTTGAAATTTATACCAAGCTTGTCTATATTCATTATTTTTATCATGCAATTCGCCATGAACCATGCCACATCTTAAGCATCTATAAAATGTGCCTGAAATACTTTCTTCTTTGATTTCTTTTTCACCGCAAAACTCGCACTCATTTGGCAATAATCTAGTTTTCATATGTCCTCCTAAAATGGAACGTCATCATCATCAACTGCAGCAAACTCTGTCGGTGATTCTGGTGGTTCCTCACTCTTTGTTGCCTTATTTTTACTTTCCAATGCTTGAATGTTACGACCAGCAACCTTTGTGAAAGTTCTTTTTTCTCCCTCCGGTGTTTCGTACCTATCAACCCTTATAGATCCTTGAACCCCTACTAACCTGCCTTTAGTTATGTAGTTAGCAACAAACTCTGCAGGTTTGCCCATAATTTCTACTGGTATGAAGTCTGTAGTAATTGACCCGTCCTTATTTTTATAATCTCTATCAATAGCCAATGTAAATGTGGCTACTGCTGTTCCTGATGTTAAATATTTAAGTTCAGGATCCTTAGTTAATCTTCCAACTATAACAACATTATTCATCTATATCCTCATCTTTCTCATCTTTCTTAACTATTTTAATATATCGCTTGCCCATTATGTTTTGTTTTCCACAATTATCACAATCAATAGCATCATAATATGTGTTTCCATTAAACAAAGCAGAGCTAGATGTGTCAATTACAATGTAGTGGTTTTTTAAGGACAAATTAAGTTCTTTATTGCAAAAAGAACAGCATTTCTTCTTGAAATTATTATTCATTACTTTCCTCCATCTAATTAGTTAATGTCATAATCTTCCCACATACCTATTTGTATGCTCTTATCTACTTCTTTACCATCTAATATCATTGTTCACTTTTACCCCCTATCTTTATTTGTGCAAAGCTGCCAAGAATATTAGCATCCAAGTTAATCCCCATCCCCAATAAATATAACTGTCATTTCTCATGTTATTCTCCTTATATCATAAGTATCTTTATTTTATTTCCTCTAGCCTGCACCAACTGGGCTTTATAATATCTTCGCCTATGTTTGCTCTTATAACATCCTCATAGCTTCCCAATATGCCAAATTGAATATTACAAACATATCCATATGTCCCTGATTCGCATACTTTTCCATCTATGCTAGAAAACTCTCTATCTCGCCATCTCTCTCTTGGAAATGGTAGGTTATAAGAACACATTCCAAAAGGGCATTTATTACAGTATTCGGGCATTTCTAATGGTACTTTATACATAAGGTCACCCCCCCTACTCATATTTAACTCCAAACCAATACTTCTTCAACCTAACCTTTCCAATTTCATCAATTGCTTTCTCTGCCACTTCTTTGTTTGCAAAGACTGGACCACCTGAATTATGAAATTGTGCTACACGTACAAGCAACATGTTATTTTCGGTATCATACATAACTACATAATTGTATTCACCACTTTTAAAAGGCCTGCTATACTTCCTTAGGCTTTCTAGTCTCAAACATCCAACTTCATCAATGTAATAGTAACTATTGCGGTCGTTTGTATTAAAATCCCATATAGTCTTAGACTTCTGCTCTGCCTTTGCTTTTTGGGCTACAAGTTCTTTTATTTCGTCCCAGTTGTCATCTATCAGTTTTCTTATATCATTATTCATCTTCCTGATCTCCCTTAAATAAATTTTCTGCTATATGGAAAAGCCCAAGCATTTCCAATAATTCAATCCCATCCTTTGAAAATATAGTAATCCCATCTTTTAAATTATCTACAACATTCATTATTTTACCATTATTGGTTTCTATTTCAATTTTTGTGGTTAGTGTGTCAGGCATCTTATAAAATTCTATTTCTTTATTTTCATTCAGAAAATATACAATCCCATTTCTCTCATAAACTTCATAAACCTTTTCCATTTTTATACCTCTCTATCTTTATTTAAATAAAGCTGTTAAGAATACTAACATCCAAGCTAAATACCATCCTAAAACAATGTAATCAACACGTCTCATATTACCCCACCCTCACTTTCTAAAGTCTCAATGGCAAAATCTAAGTTTTTCCTGGCTTTTTTTTAGGTCCTCAAGACCATTTTTCTTTTCCCACCTAAAGATGTATTTCATAGCATTACCACAAGCCCAATGAACATAACCTTTAGTACCTAAGACTGATTTTAAGACATCCTTAGACTCTATATCTAATCCGCCTAGCTTATAATCTGCTGGGCTGTTGACCATGTCATTTTCATCATCCTCAACATCATCACACAGCAGATGCTTAATTGCAAAATTTATTTCATTTCGCTTAGCTGTTAATAAATCGGTATTATGCTCATAAGCTAAATCCTCTAACTCATCTAATAAATCTTCAATTATTGAAATTATGCTATTTGTCATAATTAGCCTCCGAATGTTTTGTGCGGAATCTTTCGCCCATGATGCACTGCCTGCCACAGCATGTACAGTCTATGGCATCATATTTTTTTTACATCTGTGAATAATCCATTTTTTTTCAAACTTCTCAGCTACATAATGATTTTTTAGGGATAAATCTAACTTTTCACCACAAAACTTGCAATATCTTTTAATCTTAAACATTTATTCTGCCCCCTTTAAAATTTCATCTAAATTATCCCACTTTCTTAAATCCTTTAAGTCCTGCTCATAACCCTTGGCCGTTTGAAGCAGTGCTTTGTTATAGTCATCCAAATCAGCATCAGGATTAACATGGGATCTTATATATTCAATCTCGCCCTCTAAATAAAAAATTGCATATTGAACAGCTTTCTTTTGCAACATGTATATCAACTCATGTCCTGTATCCATATACTACTGTCCTCCCTTCTTGTATTGCCACCAACCATAGCTTGATTATAAATTTCCTTTAAGATGCTATCACAATTCCTACCTCCTGTATTTATCCCCGATTTCAAATTGCTTGTACTCCTCTTTGGTAACAAAAACTGTTGTTTGGCTTCCAAAAACATCCTTTAGTAAAAAGGAGTACTGCTCTTCTGCTCTTTCAGGCACCTTGACTACTTTCAACTTGCCATCAATCCACTCGTCTCTTCTTTCGTACTTTATCTCACTTGGTTGGTAGTCTTTCTTAATGACTGTCCCTACGTAAGTCTTAGCTTCCTGCTTCACAATTCCATATCCTACAAACACCCCCATGTCAAAACTACAAATTAGAGCTACGGCATAAATTTTACATCTATGTTTATAAATCCATTCCATCATTTTTTCTTTCCCCTTCCAAAGACATTCTTATTAAGTTCATCTTGAAAATATCCTCTTAAATCAACACTTTCCTTTGCTTTTTTATACACATATTCCCGCTCCTTTCGATATTCTTTATATTTCAGGCAATTGTCATGACAATTTACATGTCGCTGTTCACACTTATAGCATGGAGCCTTCACATATAATTACCTAACTTTCGTAGTATTTAATTCTGGTACATCCGGCTGCCTTTGCAAGTGGGTATAACCTTTCAAGGTTTGCCCAGATTTTCAAAAATGCAGCATATTCTTTTGTAGATTCTATATCCTTAAGTTCTTCATAGCTTAGTGACTCAAAATACTTTTCTGCATCATCAAATCTTTTCAAGTTCTTCAAATATTCCTCAACTACATCCATATCTAATTCTCCTAAAATGGCACATCATCAGCAATGTTTTCAAGTTCAACAAACTTAACTTGATTTTTAACTGTCATATTGTCATATCCATAATCTTTATTTAATTCATCCTTATCTGTCCAGAATCTTCTCCTCATAACATCAAAATTAATATCAAATTTTGCTCTTTGTTTGCCTGTAATTCTATTTTTTAATACTATAACTTTTGTAATATCATACTTATTTCCATTTTTATCCTCACCAATATCTCTTGATATTAATATTTCATAATCGGCAAGATTGACAACCTCAGATGCCCCGCTAACATCATGCATATGATATGGTTCTTTAGCGTTTTGTTTCTTTTTAGGGTGTGCGACTAAAATAACTGATACTCTATATTTTTTCGCCAAATTTTTCAATATTTTAGCTAATTCTTTTTGTTTTTCAAATTCCTCAAGTTGCCCCCTGTCTATCGTCATTAAATTGTCTATAACAATCAGTTTTACATTCTTTACCCTTACTAAATATTCTATTGTCATTGTTATGTTGGGTATGCTGGGCGACTTATTTTCATTGAAAACAAAAAGTCTATCTTTAACCCATTCTTTAATAGCATACTGTCCATGGTTATTTGCACTATAATATGTGTCTCCCATGCTTTTATATTCTTGCAGATCGTTAATATTTGCCACAGTATCTATGAACCATCTAAGAACATTTGACCCTGTTAGTTCTCCAGAATAAATAAAAGCTTTGTTTCCAGAACTTATATTTTCTGCTATAATTTGATTTAAAAGTGTTGATTTTCCTGAACTTGGCTCTCCAGTCAATATTGTCAATGTCCCCAATTTTAGTCCATTCAATACCTTGTCAAGTTTTTTAAACCCAGTTTTAAGACCTTCCCTATCATCAATCAAATCAATCTCCGATGCATCTAAGATAAGTTCATCAACAGTTCCTTTCTCTGAAAATATATCTGATATAGATTTAACCTCATTTTCAATATCTGATAAGCTCTTTTTATTCATATCTTGCCCTATACACTTAAGCCTATACAATACATCTCTTTTGCAAGCCAATTCTTTTATAAGTTTAATTTTATATTCAAAATTACTGCCTATGGAGTATTTAACAAGTTCTGATAAATATGACATATCAATATTTAGGCCCATTTTGTCGCATTCATTTTTAACGCTTATAATGTCGATTGGCTTTTTTGTAATATATAATTTTCGAATACATTTATATATTTGACTTAAATGCTCAAATCCAAAATCATCTTCACTTAATCCATTGTCATTTGCAATTATCATTAGCGGGGCATCCACAATAATATCCCCTATTACACCTGCCTCTAACTCATAGTGATTTAACTCTTTAGAAATAT